TAAAGGAGCGAAAAGAATGATAGTAATGATAGCGATTACTTGTGGCACTCTCGCTGCTATAGCGTTTCCAGTGTCGGTTGTAATGTTGGTAAAGAGTTTCTTGCAGAAGTGGAGGTGAACGAAATGGCACTTGAAAAGCCCTCGTATAGGGACAACCTTGAAAGGATTAAAGAGGTTTATCCCAATAAAGAAATGTTGAATGTCAAGAATGTTGCAACGTTCTGCGGATTGAATAGAAAAACAGTATTAGAGCTATTTGGCTTTAATAAAGGTTACATCTCTGTCGCCAAGTTGGCAAGAGAAATGTCATAAAAATTAAATACCTTGCAGGCAGAAACGAGTTACTCTTTTTGTGACCTCCATTTTACTGTATATAGTATCATACTTAAGTATTTTTTAGAGTAACTCGCTTGTGCCTGTGAGGAAAACGGCTCCCTAAAACAGGGACTCATAAATATTGGCAGTGAAAGAGAGGTAAAACATATGTACATTATAGGTGTAGCTTTGTTTAGTTTCGGTATCGGACTATTCGGCGGTTGGAAGTTAATGAGAGAGGAAGATAAGAAATGAATTTGATAATGAGGATATGGAACAGCCTGAATGAAAAAGGTCGAAGAGCGTGGGTTGATACCGGTAAGGCAATGGCAGATATGAAAGGCGGTATATATGCTGCAGAGGAACAACCACAAACACGCAGTCACAAGTTTGACGAAAAGACCAACAGACAGATAGACCAAGTGATTGCGTTGGTGAATGGCAAATGAAAAATACAGAATATATCATTGCGGTAACAATGTTTTCAATGTTACTGATAGCATTTGAAATAATCGTGATGATGAATATAGGAGGATAACAAATGACAACAGTTCAGATAAGCATGCTACATAATTTATGTATGCAGATTAATTTGTTGGCGGCAAAACGTGACGACGCGCCTGTCGTGATATACACAATGGTAGGTGACAATAAGTTTGCACCGGTTATATGTATAAGCGTGTATGAGGGTAAGCCGTTTAAAGAAATTATGTCGTTGTGTATTCCGACTGACAAAACAGTCGATAAGAAATACAGATTACAATTAAAGATGTTGAAAGACATCAAGAAGAAGTTGGAGGTGAAAGAGAATGAATAACGAAGTAGAGAGTTACAGAAATGACGAGCTTGTTTCAATATTAAATGCATTTCCCGACAGAACTAAAATATTGATTAATGGCAGTGCTGATTTTGAAGTACGTTATAATCGTAACGGTGGCGAGCCGTACATCAATATCGTTGCAAAAGAAAAGACCGTCATAGCGGCAACTCAATAACGGTCAAAGGTAATTACATAGATTAATCTATGTTTTACATATATTATACCACAAAAAAATAAAAAATCAAGAAAGGAATGATAAAAAGTGGGTAATGCAAATTTATTAGAGGTTGCTCGTGGCGCAATCGGTGAAAGATTGGATTATGAGCTAAGCAAGGTCGTTGATAATATCGCCGACCTAAACACCAAAGCGGACGCAGTAAGAAAGATAATATTAACGCTGTCATTAAAGCCTGACAGCGAAAGACAGAACATCAAAATGTCAACACAGGTTAAGTCAACATTGACACCGACAAACAACATTGAAAGTGCGTTGTATTTGACGGAATCAGACGAGGGCAAAGCATTGGTTGAAATGTTGCCACAAGTACCGGGGCAAATGGCATTAGACGGCTCGGAGCAAGATGAGCCAAAGATTATAGCGATTAAGAAAGTAATGTAATTTAAAGGAGGATAAAGATAATGATTGATAGAGAGTTTATTGAAAAAATCGAGGATATGACAGGACCAAAGGTGATTGAAACAGTGCAAGGCACTTTTTCGGACAAGCACTTATATAGGATTGAAAACGAACTTGCTGATACAATAGTCCTTTCAAGTCTAAGCGGTTTGGCAGAGATGATAAAACAAGAGATGAATGAGTATAATCTTCCGCTGTTCGTCAGAGCAACATCAGCAGAACGAGTACACGTGTTCGGTGCAATCAGAGATGATATGCAACGTGAAAGACCTTTTACTGCCGAAGCAAAATTTATCGGTTTCGATTTTAACGAGTATATAAGCATTGAAAATATGATTATCTGTCTAAAATCGCGTTTTGCACCGACAGAGGACAGAGATTATCTTGTGCAGTTGCTTGGTAACATAACAGACCAACAGAGTGTACAGACAAAAGACGACGGTATCACGCAGTCAGCAACTGTCAAGAGTGGTATTCAGTTAGTTGGCGAGCAACGTATTAAGCCGATTGTTACGTTGAAACCGTACAGAACATTTTTAGAGGTTGAACAACCGGAAAGCGATTTCTTAATCAGACTTAAAGACGGCAGAGCGGCGCTGTTTGAGGCAGACGGTGGGGCTTGGGAACGTGAGGCGGTAAAGAACGTTGCGGACAAGCTAAGAGAATTACTTGCAGACGTACAAAACGTACATATAATTGAATAATAAAAAAGCGGGGGAATTAAATTTCCCCCGTAATACCGTTTAACGGCATATATTATAACACATCGATATTTTAACACATAGAAAGGAAAATGTCAAATGTTCGGATACATTGATGTTGACAAAGAGATAACAGGCAACTACGGCAAGGACAGTTGTGGCGAGGAAGTAGTTGCCTGTACTTGTGACGAGTGCAATGAGCCTATATTTGTAGGCGACAAATACTACGAAATCGCAGATATAGTTGTCTGCGAAAACTGTATGGAGGAATTCGCAAAGATAGGAGAGGTAGATATATGAGTGAAGATATTAAGATATTAGAAAATGCAGAGGGTGAGTTTGGAATTATTACAGTGAACCAACTACCGGTTATATCGGAGCAGTTGGACAAACTGCAAGAGATTATTCAGGAACGTACACAAAGTGCCTTGCAATATGAGTGTACGGAGGATAATTACAAGCAAATAAAGTCAATGAGAAGTGCATTAACAAAAGAACGCACGGAACTTGAAAAACGTTATAAAGAGGCTATGGAAACAGCAATAGCACCGATACAAGCGGTACAGAACAAGTTTAAAAGTTGTATGAGTGTTTACAAAGATACAGACGCACAGTTGAAAACAAAAATAAACAGTGTGGAAAACGGTATAAAGGACATCAAGAAACAAGAGGTTGTTGAATATTTTAACGAGTATGTAGCCTCAAAAAATATTGATTTTCTTACGTTTGACAAGCTCGGTATTAACATAACAATGTCGGCAAGTATGAAATCATTAAAAAACGCTGTAAAAGATGCCATTGACAGAGTATCTTGTGATTTAAAAATGATTGAAACGCAAGAGGACAAAGAAGCTATACTTGTCGAGTACAAGAAAAGCCTCAACGTATCGGAAGCAGTTCAAGTCGTCAAGGCTCGTATGCAGGCTATACAAGAGGAAAAAGAAAGAGAGATTGAAAGAAAAAGAGCAGAGATGCAAAAAGAAGTTGCCTCACAAAAGGTTGATGAGCAAATAGAAAAGCCGCTCACACCACCGGAAGTGATCAAGCCGGTAGAAACAGAGATTAAGCCACAAGAAGAAAAAATATTTGCGGTACAGTTTAAGGCATACGGCACGCGACAACAGTTAAAGCAATTAAAAGAATTTATGAAGAAAGAAGGTATTCGTTATGAATAATCAAATTGCAAAACAAAAACCGTCATTTAGGACGGCGATTACAACGGATAAATTCCAGAGGGCTATAAATAACACATTGCAAGATCCAAACCGAGCAAGACGTTTTACATCATCTATCATTTCGGCGGTGTCTGCCAATCCTGCACTACAAGAGTGCGAAGCAGGAACGATAGTGTCGGCGGCATTGCTCGGTGAAAGTCTTAACTTATCTCCGTCACCACAGCTTGGACAATATTACCTTGTGCCATTTAATGATAACAAAAATCATTGTAAAAAGGCACAATTTCAGCTTGGATATAAGGGATATATTCAGCTTGCGATACGCAGTGGATATTATAAAAAGCTAAATGTACTTGCTATCAAAAAAGGCGAACTCGTTAAGTTTGACCCTTTGGAAGAAGAAATAGAAGTACAGTTAATTGACGACGAAGAACAAAGAGAGCAAGCCGAAACAATCGGCTATTATGCAATGTTCGAGTATCAGAACGGTTTTAAAAAAGCAATTTATTGGTCTAAGTCAAAAATGGAGCAACACGCATTGAAGTATTCACAAGGTTACAAAGCAAGAAAAGGTTATACATTTTGGGAAAAAGATTTTGACGGTATGGCATATAAAACTATGTTACGTCAGCTAATCTCCAAATGGGGCATTATGTCCATTGAAATGCAAGACGTTTATTCAAAGGATATGGCAGTAATCAACGAGGACGGCGAAACAGAATACATAGATACAATCGATACGACGTATACGGAAGTTGAACAGCAAGAACCTGATGATTTCGGGGAACAACAGCCAAATGTTCCTACAGAAGAAGCAGACGAGCCTATGTCGCTTGATGATTTTGATTGATATGGAATATAACATCATCAGCACAGGCAGTAAGGGGAACGCCGTAGTTATTAATGATGTTATACTCATAGATTGCGGCGTTTCGTTTAGAGCGTTAAAGGACGTATACAAGAATATAAAAATTGTGTTATTAACACATATCCATTCGGATCATTTTAACAGGCGAACAATTAAAGCGTTGGCGAATAACCGCCCAACATTACGGTTTGCGGCGGGAGTTCATCTGTTAAATGATTTGGTTGAATGTGGTGTCGATAAAAGCAATATAGACGTTGTAGAGGCGGGCAAGACATACAATTATGGATTGTTTCAAATATCACCTATAAAGCTGTATCACGATGTACCAAACTTCGGATACAGAATATTTATGAACAATGAGAGACTGATATATGCAACCGACACCAACAGTATGAAAGGCATAAAGGCTGAAAATTACGACCTTTATATGATAGAAGCAAATTACATAGATGAAGAAATACAAGAGCGAATACGAGAGAAAGAACGACAAGGACAGTATGCTTACGAGCGTGGTGTTTTACATACACATCTAAGCAAACAAAAATGTGATAATTTCATTTACGAAAACATCGGGCGTAATGGTTCATATGTATATCTACATCAACACGAGGATAGAAATAATGGAAATACAGGGTGTAATCAAGGACTATGACGGCGAATTTCTTACGATAGTCGCACCGTTTGACAATACAAGTGTATTGGAACAGAAGTGTATAACAGATTGTGAAATTCGTTTGAACGACGGACGGAGTATATCGAACAAACAAAGACGTAAGATATTCGCACTGGTGAACGATATAGGCACATACATAAGCGGAATATCAAACAAACGTGAGTATCAAGCAGAATTGCGGTTGATGAAACTGCTGTACATAATAGACAAGAGCGATAACGAAGCACTTCGCAGGCAACTGACATTAAATTATTGTGAGTGCTTGGATATTGATGTTTTCAGTCTATCGGACACGGATATGACAACCGCTAAAGATTTTATATCGTGGCTCATTGAACTATGCATAAATCACGATATACCGACAAATGACAGTCTATTAAATATAACAGAGGATATAGACAGGTATTTGTATCTATGTTGTGCAAAAAGACGTTGTGCGGTGTGTGGGAAGAGAGCCGACATACATCACGTCGATACTGTCGGTAGCGGTATAAATCGCAAAACCACACACCACTTAGGCAAGGAAGTTCAGCCACTATGTAGGTTACACCACACAGAGGCACACAAAATAGGTAAAACAGACTTCAACAACAAGTACCATTTAACATCAGTAAAACTTGATGAATACTTGTGTAAGGTACTTGGATTGAAGAAATAAAGAGGAGGAAACATAATGGTAAAAATAAGAGTAGAAGATACATACACGAACAAAGTATTTGAAACCGAATGTGACGGTGCATTGATTTCAACGCACCACTGCAAAGGAAATAATTGCGTAGCACATTCGATTGTCATTGGAAGATTTAATATTAAATTATTAAAACTCATAAGAAAAGATATAAAGGAAATTTTAAAGAAAGCATTTAAAGGGGAAGGAAGAATTGAATAAAGTTATATTAATGGGACGTCTTACAAAAGACGTTGAAATAAGACAAACGCCGAACAATCTTTCAGTCGCAAGATTTACTATTGCGGTAAATCGAAGATTTGTAAAAGACGGTGGACAACAGGCTGATTTCATCAACTGTATTGCGTGGCGTAAGACAGGCGAATTTATCGCACGATATTTCCAAAAGGGTAGTATGATTGCCGTAGTCGGAAGTATTCAAACAAGAAGTTGGGACGGTAATGACGGTAAAAAGCAGTATGCGACAGAAGTTATTGTAGACGAGGCATACTTTACCGGTTCAAAATCTGAAAACAGTACAGGCAGTAATACCGATTTGTCTGATAGCGGTTTAGATGATTTAAACAGTCAATACGGTGAGGATTTTGCAACAATCGGTGATGAAGAAGATTTGCCGTTTTAAGAGGTGTAGTGTATGAACAACGGAATTAACTACTTTCCGCTGAACGTACATTTAGATGATAAATTTGAATTAATCGAGGCTGAATTTGGGCTAAAAGGGTTTGCGATAGTCGTTAAGTTGTTCCAAAAGATATACGGACAGCAAGGTTACTATTGTGAATGGACAGAAGACGTTGCATTATTGTTCGGAAAGAATGTAGGTTTGGGTGGTGATGCCGTGTCCGAAATAGTGAGAGCCGCGATTAAAAGAGGTATATTTGACAGTGAACTTTATGACAAGTATCAAATCTTGACTTCGAGAGGCATACAAGAAAGATACTTCGAGGCAGTCAGTCGCCGTAAAGAAGTTGAAGTCAGAAAAGAGTACCTCTTAATTAAAGTCGACCAAATTTATAAGAATGTACGCATTTTAAATGAAAATGTAAACATTTTAAGCAAAAATGTAAACATTTCCGAACAAAAGAAAGTAGAAGAAAGTAAAGTAAAAGAAAAGAGAGTAGAAGAAAGGAAACTGCCACGTCTGCCTGTAAGAATTGTTAAGCTATATGAGAACAATATAGCACCTTTGACACCGATTACACTGCAAGGCTTAGATGATTGGCTTAATGCTATGTCAGAAGATGTCGTTGAATATGCTATAAGCGAAGCTGTAAAGAACAACAAACGTAATTACAAGTATATAGAGGCGATATTGCGTAATCACTTTAACGCAGGACGTACCACACTTACGGAAGTGCAAGGTGCAAAGAAAACATACCGCAAAGGGAATGAACAAAGCGTATATGACGACAACGGTGTTGATTATGACGAACTTGAAAAAATAATGAGGGAGCGAATGTAGTGGTAATATTAGCAATAGACCCCGGTAATACACAAAGCGGTTGGTGCATTATTGACGGAGAAACAATGAAACCGCAAGACTTCGGAAAGACGGATAACAACGAATTGTTAGACAGTTTTGAACGCCTGATAAGAGTACATCAAGTGGACGTTGTTGTTATTGAAATGGTGGCGTGCTACGGTATGCCGGTTGGACGTGAAGTGTTTGAAACGTGTGTTTGGATAGGCAGGTTTACTGAAAAAGCAAAGCAATTACAAAAGGATGTTCAATACATAACACGCAAAGATGAAAAAATGAATATCTGTCACAGTATGAAAGCCAACGACGCAACTATTCGCAGGGCTTTGATAGACAGATTTGCAAAGCACGATTTAAAGAACGGCAAGGGAACAAAGAAAAATCCTGACTGGTTTTACGGCTTTAAAAGTGATATTTGGGCAGCTTATGCTGTCGGAATAACGTGGATTGATATGGAGGAATAAGATAATGACTATTAAATTACCAATGGGCGTGGAAATAGAAATGAATACGCGTTTGCCGTATGATTTCGATGATATTATTCGCAAGACATTTAAAGAATATTTAGGCGAAGCAAAAACAGAAAATTTAGATTTTAATAAATTAAAATTTATAGACCTTTGCATTGCTTCAATTCGCAACTCGAAAGACGCAAAAGAGGCAGTTCAAGATATAATGCTCAAGCAAACGGAATACAGATTAAAAATACTTAATCAATTTCCAGAAAAAAATTCGTTTTTTAACATGAATTTTATGGCTCATTATTATGAAATGGGTAGAGAAAGCGCATTACTGCATACTGAATATAGCGGTAATGACATAGAAAATGAAACTATTATGAAAGTGGTTATAAGAATTATAAAAGTGGTGAGCAATTTTGAGGAGGAAGAAAATGGCGAAGAAAAAGAGAATTAAAATCGGTGCTATGTATCGAGAATACGGCGAAATGGAAGGAGTGCTATGCCGTAATTGCTGTAACTTCACAACAATAGCAGTTGACGGAAAACATCACTGCAAATGCAGGGCGTATGGTATAACGAGAGAGGCTAATACAAACTGGCGTAGCAAATATGAGGCGTGCGGATTGTATAACACGCCGATAGGCAATAAATATAAACCAATATTTGAAGGAGCGAATGTGTAATGAATACACCGATAATTAGACCGAGTTTGATTTATTTAATTAATCTTGCTGACGGAATAAAAACAGCATTGATTGTAATTACCGCAATGGCTGTCGTTGTTGCTATTACGATGTGTGCATATATATCGATAGGCTGTTATTACAAGGAACGCCCAAAACTAACAGAAAAAAAGTTGTTGAGAATTTCGGTTATATCCGGAATATGCTGTATACTTGTGTGCGCAGCGATACCAAGTGAAAAGACTTGTTACACAATGCTTGTCGGTTCACAACTAACACCGCAGAACATTCAAAGTGTCGGTAATGATTTGAAGTCTGCGGTAGATTACATATTTGAGAAGATAGACAAATTGGAGGAATAGAAAATGAGGAATGAATTAAAGCCGTGTCCATTCTGTGGGAGCACAGAAGTAGTATTTCTTGACGGCGGTGTATACGACGAAATGCGATTTCAAATTGAGTGTCAAAATTGCGGTGCGACAGTAGGTTTTATTAACAAAAGTAGGTCAGATGATGAACTCGGAGAAGCGTGGAATACACGTTCGGCGACAGAAAGAAAATCAAAGACTATGACGCTTGATGAAGCAATAGAATATTGCGAAGAAGTTGCAACTAAAAATTGTTTAGAGTATGTAGAAGAACACCAACAGCTTGCAAATTGGTTACATACACTGAAGTATTTGAAAGAAAATGCGGTTATGCCGATACATAAAAAGCAAGATTGGTTGGGGATAGCAAATTATTACGGAAAAAAACAAATCCCATTGGTGATTGAGGAAATGGCTGAACTGACGCAAGCATTGACCAAGTATATGAGAATAAGGCAAAGCGGACAACCGGTAAGAAAAACAATGGACGAAGTTACAGACGGTATAAAAGAAGAATTATCGGACGTAATTGTAATGATGATACAGTTGCAATATTTATTTAACATTGACAATGACACAATAAACAAAATTGCAGACGAAAAACTGAAAAGAACGTTAAAATTAATGGAGGAACAAAAATGAAGTTTAGAACAAAACCGTGTGAAATTGAGGCGGTACAATGGACGGGCAGAAATGTAGCAGAGATTATGCGATTTGTAAAAAATGAAAGTGCTATTATTACAAACGGAGTATTGATAATAAAAACCTTAGAGGGCGATATGGTAGCAAGCACAGGTGACTACATCATCAGAGGACTACGAGGGGAATATTACCCGTGTAAGCCTGATGTGTTTCAGAAAAAGTATGAGCCGTGCGAATAAGAGGTGACGATATGAACCGCATTTCACAACGGAGAAAGCGTGTTTAGGGATAGTTAAATACAGAAATACATACGACAGACAACGTGCGTGTAATGACTGTGGTTTTGTCATAGAGTGGCAACATGAGCCGTTATTGACGCTACGAGAAGATTTATTATACTGGTGCGGTGACGGGAAATCAGCCAGTGTTATAGGCAATATACACGATATGAATGATAATCCCGAATTGTTTGAGGAATAAAAAATGAAAGAATGGAAAGTCAAAAAGAATGAATTTGGCAAAGAGTGCTATGAATTGCATTTCGATCAATTTTATGGAGATGACGAGGATATAATCGCAAGTTTAGTTCAAGATGAAGAAGATGATAAGGCGTTTTATTACATATCAGAAGAATTAAATGCAGATAACGATATATTGTGGGCTGACAGCATAGATGGCGCAAAACAGCAAATCGAAGAAATGCTGATTGAGCATTGGAAAGATGAGATTGAATATTTAGAAGAAAGATTAAAGGAATTTCAAGAAAAACAAACGGAGGAATAACAATGCAAGTAACTATAAGTGCAAATGGAAAGAACATACAAGTTGAAATGTCAGAGGAACAGTTAAATGAGTTAGGGTTTGCTGAGGACAAGCCTGAAACGGGATATGAGCGAGCAAAATATAATGATAAGTATTATTATGTTGGCGAAGATAGTGATGTGAGGTTTTACACGGAGGGAAATGATTCAGCAGATGGTATTTATTATAATATAGGCAATTATTACAATAGTGAAATAATCGCCGATAATAACGCCCGTGCAGATAAGCTGTTGTGTTGTTTAAGACAATGGCAAGCATTGAACGACAAGGTCATATCGCAAAAAGATTGGCAAGACGGAACCCTTTGTTTTTATAACATAAAATACAATTATTCACTTGATATGCTCTATGCTCACGCAGATAGTTGTTGTCGATGTTTAAATAACATATATTTCAGAACAAGAGAAAAAGCCGAAGAGGCTATCAAAACATTTAGAGATGAATTAGAATGGTACTTCACTGAATACCAACAACGACTGGACGAGGTGCAGAATGGCTAAAGAACAATTATGTTGGGCGTGTCAGAAAGCTTGCGGCGATTGTTCGTGGAGCAGTTGTTTCCAACCTGTGGAGGGTTGGACTGCTGAAAAGGTACAACGCAAGACGTATGATTCGTATAGGATTGAAAAGTGTCCGGAATATGTGCCGGATAGAGCAAGCAATTCTGAAAACAAGAAAAAGACACGAGTAACCAACAAAGAATTAGATACAATGAAAAGATTAAGAGATGATGGTCTATCATATTTTGAAATAGCAAAGATTGTGGACAGAAACCCTGACGTGGTTAGGGTGAATTTGGTGAGGTGTTGATATGGATAAAACAGCGAAGAAGTTAAAGCAGAAACGCAGAGCCGAACGTGAAAAAGCATTAAACGCAATACGCCAAGAGCAAGAAAAGGAATTGTTAAAGCGATTTGAGGTAGTAGCAAAGAAGCACGGTATCAAAAAGTTTAACAAAAAGCAAGCGTTACTGTCATACAAATTAGTCGAGGACGAGGCGATAAGCGACGGAACGATATACACTATAATGTTTGTGGCGTGGTATTTACATATCAAATATGGCTACAACTATATCCGAATAGCACAATTTATTGACGCAGTTAATTATTATTCCAAAAGTACCGTAGAGAATAAACGTGATACTGAAAAATTGATTGATGAAATGAAACGCGAATGCCAATTTGATTATGTGGAATTGATGAGCGACTTTGACCCATTAAAAATTAAAACAGATACGTCGGCGGAGGATAAGCTAAAAATGGCAGTCTGCAAAATGCAAGCAATATTACCTGTGACGCTGTATGTGTTGTATTTCAAAATGGGTTGGAAGAAAAAGAGAATGAACGCTGTCGGCGAAGTGGCAAAACAAGTAATGAAAGAAATACCAAAAGGCAAGATAAAGGAAATCAGAGAAGTATTGCGTAATGATTGTGGTATGGTGTTTTACAGCAACGGTTGGATAGATTATCTGAAAGCAAAAGAGTAGGAGGACGAGAGATTGACGGAGTTTCGATATTCAAGGACGTTAGACAAATTGGGGATAAGCTATAACACGCAAGGATTGATATATTTCCTGTGTGTTAATGCTAAACGACTGCCGGAGCAAGATAAGGCAGTGCTGAATATGTGTCTTGAAGTCGCAGGAGAGGACTATCAGGCACTATATAAATTTCTGACGGACAGCTCCGTCAATCACGTCTACATACAAATGCAATACGGATTGCACCCGAAACGGTTATTTAATCTAAAACGCGAATTCTATAAACGGTTTCGGTATAACTTGACTCACTTTGACTTGCGGTAGAAATTGTGATATAATATATATGCTCACTTGAGAGATATTATATTTTTTCATTTATTCCTAAAAAAGACGGTTACCAAACGGCAACCGTCTTTTTTGTTATGCGTTTTCAATCAGTCTTTCCACGATTTGACTGATAGATACACGCTTTTCGAGGGCAAGGTGTTGTAGCTTTTTTTTAGCCGAGGCTGATAATTTTATGTTAGTCTTGGTAGTATCGCCCTCTGATACCTCACCAAAATATCGTTCGTACACGTCGGGAGTGCTATGTTTTTCAATGAATTCCTTAGCCTGTTCATCTTCTATAGGAATTATTGCAGAGCCGCCACAAATCATATCACCGTCCGCTTTTGCATATTTGGTTTTTGCACCTCCTGTGCCATGCAAAAAATATTCACCTGTACGCTTTATGAATAATTCTTCGTAGATGTAATTAAAATCATCATTTGGTAGCTCATTGTCATATATGCAGATACTTGTTGCAGTGTCTGTATCATACTTTTTTCCTCTAATAATTTTTTTCACTTTAAATTCCTCCTATTTTTATCATAGCCACACCGCTCTATCATAACAGGCTTCCGTATTACCGTCCAACCAATCTTGAACGTTTTTCGCTGTCCAACTTCTGACAGCGAAACAACCTTTACCGATACCACATCGGTAGGCTGTAACAAACCCGTCGTTGGATACTTTTATCCAACGGCTTGTGTCGTCCTCAGGTTCATTTGGAATGAATCTGATTGTACCTTTTACCACTTTATCGAAGTGGTAATCTGTTTCTTTTTCAACTTTTTCTACAAGTTCTTTTCCTGTAGCAGTCAGTTCATACTTCGGACAAAATCCAAACTCGTCCATTGCGTTTATTAATTTTTTCATAATTAATCTTCCTTTCTTTTTTTTTGAGTGTTGCACCGGCGCACCGAAATGCGTTGGGTTTTGTTTAATCAATAATTTTTAGTACTCCTTTGTAGTGTCAATGGATTGTTTTCTGTATATGTTACGCAACAACGGTTCGCCGTCGCTACCAGTTCCCACAACATCACCCCATACACGGAATACGGGGCGACTGCTGAATGATATGCTCCCAAAAACCTGTATATCATTTTCAGGTATTATTTCATATTTTCCATCTTGGTAAAACAAAGCATTATATACAGATACACCGTTTTCGTGGAAACCATCCCGATAGTTGTATGATTTTTCATCTTCAGGAACATCTCCAAACCGTATGAACCCTTTCTCACCTGTTTTTCGTCTTGCCGCGATACTTTGTTCTACTCGTTCTTTTGCTTTCGCGGTTTCGATATGTATTGCGTCTATTACGGGTTCATTTTCTACATTGTTTCTTATTTCGCAGGAAAATCCTTTTTCCTCTAATTCTTTGACGATTTTCTCAGCAACATTTTTGATGTCACCGTCAATATCCCACTTCATATTGGGAAGATTTTCTGCGACAGTGTGAGCGGCGTAGTATCCATTTTCTCCACGATAAGTGTATCTGCCGAATACGCTGACACATACCTTAGGTTCATACCCGCCAAGGGAATTTATTAAAAGTTCTTTCATAATTAATCTTCCTTTCTTTTCCGCCTCTCGGCTCACCTCTTTATTTACTTTCTGACTATATTATAGCATACTTTGGTGTTAAAGTCAATACTTTAACACCAAAGTTAAATAAGATTATAAAGAATATACATATATCCCTATGGTGATTTATGCAATATGTACAAAATGTAAAAATATTAAAATTGGAAAATAGTGCGGGGGATAGATTTGATTTACTACATATAGTAGGTAGAACCGTCGTGATGACGGTGGGTTAATATTTCACTGATTGTCGGTGGGGACGGAAATATTAAATTGATGAAAGGGGGTGTCAGCCATAGCGAAACAGAGAACATATACAGACGCCGACCGCGAGCGAGCATTTGCGGAATACACGGTATTGGGAAATTGGGAATTAGTATCACGCAAAATGGGTATTCCCGTAAACACGTTAAAATCGTGGTGGCGACGACATCCGCCTGATATGGACGAATATGCAGAAAAACGGCGAGAAGTCCGCGAGGGTTTCATTGAAACGGCGAGTAAGGCTATTGAAAACGGCGCGGAACTGATTAACAGGCGTATGGAAACGGCATTGAAGTACCAACAAGAATTGGAGGGACTATTAGATGAAGTATCCAACGACGAAGATATGACAGTGCCGCAGAAAAAAGCCTTGATATCTAAAATAAAGGCTTTGGAACTGCACAAGTTAAGCGAAATCAGCACAGCAGTCGGCACTCTGTATGATAAGCGTGCATTGGCACAAGGTCAATCAACCGAGAACACGACTATTGAAATTAAAATGCCACAGGACGTGATGAAATATGCAGAATAGTCTGAAATTAGACCTATCACGCACAAATCCGAAACAGGAACAGTTTTTCACCGCACATAACAGAATGATTATGTACGGCGGAGCGAGAGGCGGGGGCAAGTCGTGGGCGGTCAGAATGAAGGCAGTGTTATTGGCTATCAGATATGCAGGTATCAAAATGTTGTTTCTGCGACGGACATACAGGGACTTGGAGCGTAATCACGTTCGCGAGTTAGAGCCGCTATTGAAAGGTATAGCGAGATATAGCAAACAGGAAAAGTGTTTCTATTTCAATAACGGTTCGCTGTTGGAAATGGGATATTGCGACAGTGAGAGTGACGTCAATCAATATCAGGGTATCGAATACGATGTCATTTTTATGGACGAGGCTACGCAATTCACTGAATATCAATATTCAACACTGACAGCGTGTATCAGAGGTGCTAATTCGTTTCCTAAACGCATGTATCTGACGTGTAACCCCGGCGGTGTCGGTCACGAATGGGTAAAACGTCTGTTTGTATCACGAAAATACAGGAATGCAGAAAATCCTAACGACTATATGTTTATTCCTGCGACAGTGTTTGATAATGCGGTGCTATTAGAAACAGATACAGGCTATGTGGATATGTTAAATAATCTGCCCGACGGACTGCGTGAGGCGTGGCGTGACGGTAGTTGGGATTTGCTTGAAGGGCGCTATTTTGATGAATTTGACAGGTCAATACATATTGTTAAACCGTTTCAAATTCCTGAACATTGGCGTAAATATCGCGGAATGGACTACGGTTTAGACTGTTTAGCGTGTGTATGGGTGGCTATTGATGAACGCGGTAACTACTACGTTTACCGTGAGTATGCCGAAAGCAACAAAGTTATTTCAGTCGGTGCGGAGGAAATAGTCAATCTGACACCGATTGACGAACGAATAGAATATACCGCCGCTCCGCCTGATATGTGGGGTAGAACACAAGAAAGCGGTAAGACCAAAGCGGATTTGTTCCGTGAGGGCGGTTTACCACTGCTGAAAAGTTCAAATAACCGTGAAGCAGGTTGGTTGGCGGTCAAAGATTTATTACAGGTCAAAAACGGCAGTAGCCGATTGATGATATTTGATAATTGCATTGAATTAATCGACTGTTTAACATCGTTACAACGCGATACGAAACATCCAACGGATTGTGCGACAGAACCACACGATATAACACATTTACCTGACGCATTGCGATATTTCGTGTTGCAATTTACATCACCGTCAAAGCCTCCGAAAGAGGAAAAGACGGCGATACAGAAGTACAGAGAGAAAGCATTAAAAGGCAGATTAGAAAAAAGGAGGAGCTATTTCTAATGAAAATCAAGAAGATAAAGAAAAAATGCGAAGTCAGAGGGTGCAAAAATACCGATACATATTCACTGACAAATACAAACGAATTCGGTAACAGTGTCATTATCTGTGAAGAATGTTTGAAAAAAGCAATTAAAGCTGTTGCGGAATACGACCCGTCAGTAGAAAAAAAGACGGTATCAGTACCACCGCCACCGCTATTTTTCCACGGCGGAATAGAGAAAACAGTTAAAAACGCGGAAGAAACAGTTGAAACAGAGGATAACAACGCAGAAGAATACCCTATTCCGTACACAAAGGAGTATTTGGACAATGTTAAATACAACGATTTAAAGAAAATCGCCAAAGAAATGGGTATCAACGCAAACGCCGACAAAGAAACATTGATTGAGAGTATTTTGCAAGTTAGTTAAGGGGGAGTGGCTATGAATGTAACAGGGTTTCTGCTATGCGTTACAGCTATTCAAACATTAACCATAGTAGGAATGACGATAGTACAACATATCGAACGCAAAGACCTGTATAACAGGTTGATGTGCAGAAATATGACCGAATACAACAACATCAAAGCCGATGAGCCAAAGCAACCTATCAGCAGGCATAAAGCCGTTTTGAATAGGTGGCGTAAGAACGACGCAAAGGTGGGTGATGAATAATGAATTTAAGATATTCACCTGTATTGCAGGGCATAAAGGCGAGCGTTAAGAGTATGTTTTCACCACCTAACAGTGAAAGTGCAGACGATGAAGAAGTTGACAGAGTAATTGACACCGACGACGATGGAAATCAGCTGTACAAGGAAGATATTATCGCAAATATTCACGAAGAATTAGAGAAACGCCGTTCAGCACGTTCAGCATTGGAAACGCAATGGCATTTAAACGCTAATTTTTTAGTCGGTAATCAGTATTGCGATTTTAACCCATACAGTCGCGAAATCGAACAGTTGGAGCCTGTATACGATTGGTTGGAACGTGAAACGTTTAATCAGATTGCACCGTTAATAGATACGCGAATTGCCAATCTGAAAAAGATTAACTATCGAATGAAAGTAAATCCACGAACGAACGAGTTAGAGGACTACGCAAAGGCTGAAACATCAACTACGATATTGCAGTATTTGCAGACTTCAAGCGATTTTGACACCAAGAAAAATACCGCAATACAGTGGAATGAATTGTGCGGTAACTGTTTTTGGTTATCGTGGTGGGATAAGGACAAGGGCGAGAAATACGCCACCGAAAAAGTCGTTACTGTTGATGAAGAGGGCAATGAGAGAAAGTTTGAGCAAGCGTTCTATCAAGGCGATTTGGAGTACGGATTGATAACACCGTACGAAGTATTCCCAGAAAGCATATTCAAAGAGGGAATAGAGGCACAACGTTCAATTATTTTGGAGCAAGTAAAGACCAAAGAGGAAATATACGACCTATACGGTATCAAAGTTGAGGGTGCAACGGTTGAAACGTTTGAATTGACGCCCGTTGTTGCCGGAGGCGGTTTCGGTTACGAGAATACCGTCACAACATTAGGTACACGTTCGGTAGATAACGCCGCAAAAGTGATTACGTATTTTGAACGTCCGACCAAACACAGACCGGACGGAAGAATGATAATCATTGTCGGTGACGAACATTTGGTTTACTACGGTCCGCTACCGTATTCACGCATACCGCTAACGCAAATGATGTGTCGTGAAACGGCAGGACAATTTTTCGGTAGGTCAGTAATCGAAGATTTGATACCACGTCAGCGTGCGTATAACGGTTGTCTAAACCGTATACACGAATACATCAAACGCATTGCAATACAGGGTTTCTATGCCGAAGAGGGCAGTATCGACATTGAAGAATTTGAACAGAACGGTGCGGCACCTGGTGCAATGTTAGTGTACAGACAGGGAACAAATGCACCTACACCTATTCCGAATGGCAATTTACCGTCAGAAATAATGACGGAACGCTACAATCTGAAAAATGATATGGAATATGTAGCAGGTGTATCACAGCTGATGATGAACGGTGCAACGCCTGCGGGCGTAACGTCAGGTACAGCTATACAGAACCTTGTTGACATAGACAATACACGTCTATCACTGACAGGCGACCATATCCGAAACAGTATCAAAAATTTAGCGGTAATGTGGCTTGAAATCTATAAAAAATACGCGAATACACGACGTGTACTGAACTGTACAGGCAAAAACCGTATCGGTAATGCAATCATATGGAATAGCGACGATATTAACAGCTATGACGTTGAATACGTCACTGAAAACGAACTACTGATGTCAGAAGAAGTGCAAAAGGAGCGTTTCTTTGACGCATACAAAATGGGACTGTTCACTGACGCAAACGGTCAGATACCGGAGCGTGTAAAGCAGAGGGCACTGGAGTTTATGAAAGTAGGAAATTACACCGAAATAATGAACATCAATGCACTGCAAATACAGGCGGCACAACGTGAAAATGTATTCTTTGAGCAAGGTGCGGTACCAAGAGTATCAGAGTTTGACGACCACGATATACACATAGACGAACACCTACGGTATATCTTGCAGTTGGATTTTCAGCTGTTAAAACTGAAAAAGCCTGAGTATGCAAAAGCATTAGAGGACCATATCAGACTACATAAACAGGCACAGACACAAGACCAACAGCAGAATGTAATTGCTATGTTGGCACAACAAGGACAAAGATAGGAGGACTATACATAATGGATAATTTCTACGACGCAAGACGAGCGACCGAAGATATGTTTGACGGTCAAGAGGTATTGGGAGAAGAAAGCACCCCCCAAGATACCCCACAAGAACCACAACAAGAGGGACAAGAGCAAGAACCACAACAAGAGGGACAAGAGCAAGAACCACAAGCACAAGAACAACCGACACAGGATAATAATGCGGTTGACGAGGCGGCAAATGTAGCACAGGCGGCGGCGCAAGCGGCGGCACAACGTGAACAAGATTATCAACGCATAATGTCAGAAAACGAACAGCTAAGACAGACAAATAACGAATTGCAACAGACTATAACACAGCAATCACAGCAACGTGAGCAAGCGATTATAGAGAACGAAATGCAAATGCCGATGTTGGATGTAAACCGTTTAGCGTTCGAGGACGATGAAACTGTTCAGCAAATGCAACAGGACTATGCAAATGCAATGCAAAAATACGTCACACAGCAAGTGCTAAAAGACGTTGAACCTGCCTTGCAATACGCAAAGGACGGTATGCGTGAGAAAGAAAAAAGGGAAATGCTTGAGGCGTTCAGCGGCGTTGATGAACTGAAAGGTATTAACGATATGTTGCCGCAGTTAGATTACATCATTGAGCATAACAAGTGGTTAGCCAACGACGACATACCTATGGACGAAAAGTATTTGACGGCGTATATGATCGCAAACGGCGTAAATTCTGCGAATACACCGCCACCGTCAGACCCAACAGCAGAAGAATTAATGAAATACTACGACAGCAATCCTGAATTTCAACAAATGATTGAAAAAAAGAGATTGGACGACATTAAACAAAGTCAGCAAGTGCCTGCAATGTCAGCGTCAAACGGCGCTGTAAACGCGGCATTAACAATAAAGGAAAAACCAACAACTTGGGACGACGCCTCCAAAAGAACAAAAGATATGTTCAGAGGGAAATAACGTACCCACATTACAAAAGAGGGAGAATTTTTAAATGGGAAGAGAACAAAACTTAAAAACTATTGAAGAGGCTCTAAAATCTAACTACTTACCGGTATGGAATAACCTACTCGGTATCGAGCCTACACCACTACTATCAAAAATCAAGAAAAAGCCATTGGTAGCAAATGAGATTGTTGCGTCAGCTCCAATCGGTCTATCGGGTGGCTTTGGCTACGGAGAAGAAGGACTTGCAACGCCTGAGGCGGGCAATGTTATGTTCAAACGTTTCAGAACATACGCAAAAGATATGTACTCAAACGTTGAATTGTCAATCAAAGCTGTACAGCTTACAGGCAAGAACGGCTCTATGGCAAATGCACTTGACACAGAAGTTAAGGCGGCGTACGAAACAGCAAAATGGAACGTCGGACGTTCACTATTCGGCAACGGTACAGGTGCATTAACAAAGGTTGTTAAACAGACAACTCCGACAACAAAAGTTGAAGTGACTGACATTAAGTACGTCAAGGAAGGTTTGATTGTAGACTTTTATCCGACTGCGGCTACAACGCCAAACGACGTGGTTGCTAAACAGTTACGAATTATGGCAATTGACCGTACAAAGAACAGCAATGGTAACTATGAGATTACCCTTGACAAAGCACCTACAACAGCACTTGTTGACGGCTTTATGACGGTGCAGAACTCATTTAACCGTGAAATCACAGGTCTTGGTGCTATCTTCGACGATGAAGTTCCAACAATTTACGGTGTAAGCAAGGCAGACAATTCGTTTGTCAAGCCTATTGTTATTGACGCAAATGATAATGTTGAGGACAACATTATCAGAAAGGCTCTAAGACGTGCCGAAAAGGACAAGAACTCAAAGGTTGATATGCTGTTGTGCGGTGACGAAGCGTACGACCACTACGCAGAATACCTAAGAGTAAACAATATCAGAGTTGAACAGAACACCTTACAGGGTGGTTTCAAATCAATTCAGTTTGATTTCGCCAACAGACAGGTTGATGTTGTCAACGAAACGTTCGTGCCGGATGATGAAATTTGGGGTGTTGATACATCAGCACTTGAATTACATACACAGGAATGGAAATTTGCTGACCTACAAGGCGGTGGTATTTTCAACCTAAAGGAAAATTCATCAGTTTACAGAGCATTGCTTGCAAACTACGGTGACCTTATCTGCTCAAATCCGGGCGGTCTAATCAGAATTTACAACTGTATTTAATTCTAACGGCAAGGTGATTATATGTTGCCTTGCCATTATTTTGCCGTTATTTTAGGTACTTGCTGAAATATTTTTTTCTGAAATGCGGTGATAAATTGGAACAAGCAGAAGTAACACTTAAAGAAATATACGAAAAGGTAAGTCTTAAAGTGCCTTTGGAACAGCGACGGTTCTTTAATTTCTTTAACGACACCGTTGCAGAACTTGAAGCATTATATCCCGACTTACTATTCAAAGAAGGTGTGCATTTTACACCGGTACACGATTTATCGGACGAAAACGTTGTATTACCGCTTTATACTCCGGCAATCGTGGACAATATCTTATACCTTTGCGGTTACGACCAACAAGGTATATTCAAACAAGAATTTACACGAAAATCAAGAAATGCCTATGTGCATTATTGGAAAAATCACGCACATAACAGACGTGTACGACGAATGAGGTGGTAGAGAAGTGTTTGACAGTGGAATATCTGCAAAAGCGTTAATAGCAGAATTACAGAGTGAAGTGGACGTCGCACTTCCTATCTCAAATTCGACGTATGTAACGTGGCTGAACAGCCTGCAATGGCTGTTATACAGTGCGATTATAAAAGAACAGAACGACTTGATAATTACCGAACCGCAAGAGGATGTTATACAGCTTGCAAACCTTGATGTTTCGGATAATGAAGCACCGATACGGTTTGAAGATATATATGCGGTGTATGCAGATACAACACAATTAATAAAGACGAGTATAACGAGCGGTTTCGTATTTCCCGATTGTTTTTATAAAAAAGGTGATAATTTAGCTGTTAAAATGCAAAAAACACCTAATTTTATTAAATTAATCTATCATATCAAGCCTAAATTGATAAAAGTAAATGAAAATGACGAGATACAAGACGGTAACGTGATGATACCGATAGAATTTATCGAATTGGTAAAGTCAAAGTTGAGAGGCGAGGCGTATTCACTTGAAAATGAGTACGGTCCTGCGTCAAATTGGCTCAACAATTACAATATTTTACTTGAAAATTTCAAACAATGGCTATCTGATAAAGCCCAACAATTTGGACAGTAAAGGAGAGGTTATATGGCAAAGAAACAAAACGAATTACAATTCGGACAAGTACCATTACCACAGGCACTAAAGCAATATAGCCTTTCCAAACTGAATTGGAGCGGTTTAAACAGACGGCAAGTTATAGATACAGGTGCTTTGTCTATGGAATGCAACATTTCTACAGCCGAGGCACCTTATTTAACACCGTCGCAAAGCAGGGCAGACATATTGTCCGATATGGGACTTAAATACAAACACCCTATATCGCTATTCAGTTTTGATGATTTCCTTGTTGTTATCTATCGTGACGATACCGAATTAAAACTTGATTATCTTGTTTTGAGCGACAAGAAAAACAGCAAAGGGCAAATCACAAAAGTATATACAGGTCTAATAAAAAAGGGTGTGACAGAAGAAACTGACGCGATACAGCGTAGTATGGTGCAATTCAATGTATATGAAAATGCCGTTGATGTACTTGGCGGCACATATGTAAAGAAATTGATACTGTTTCCTGACAAAGTATCTATGTTTATGAAGATTGTAGATACAGACAAAGATCCTACTACATTTGACAAACAGGCAGTTGAGGACGGCAATGCCGATATTGATGTTATGTATTGTCAAAAAGAAAGCAGTGGCAAAAAAACTTACTATGTTTGGAATGGGGCGATAGGCAGATTTACTTTGACAGGTGGCGTGAACTACTTTAAAACAAGCAATTTGGACGTTGAAATAAAAAAATACTACAACGACGGATATACGCAGACGAAAGACGAGTATTACAATGACGGTTACAGAAAGTCAAGTAAACAAACGTATAATGACGGTTACAAAAAGACGGAATATAAGGTGTTCCGTGACGGTTATGTGCCGATAGAAGATACGAATGAAACAACATATGACGGTGGCGATGTGTATTACTACGAAAGGCAAGGTGAATACTCGCCGTATACATACACCGTTGCCACTTGGTTACAGCAAGGCGATAAGTTAAAAGGCAAAGGCTTATATCAAAGAGAGCCTGCACCATTGGGAACAAATACAAATGTAACATTTTACGAGCGAACAGGCACTTCGTTCCCTTATACATATGTGAAAGTTCGTAATCTGAAAACAGGCGATAATATATCAAGTTATTATGAAAAGGTTTCTGATAGTACAGGTACGGTTCAAACCAAACTATACGTAAGAAAAGCTGATGATAACGGTACGATAATACCGTATGAGTATGAGGAAGTAACTGATATTGCATACGGTACGAATATAACCGATTATTATGAAAAGATAAGCGACAAAGAAGTTACGGCAAAAGCATATTACAAAAGGACCGAAAACACCGATAAGGATAGCGACGATAAATACAAATACGAATTGATTAAAAATCTTGAAAACGGCAAGAAAGTATCAAAGTATTATGAATTTACCGAAAACTATGCACCGCCTGAGGGGAGCAATAAGAGTTGCTATTGGCTTAACACATACGATAATCAAACCTATCAATTTTGTAGCGATATAGGTGACGGAAAAAGTGGGTTTGGAATAACTGTTTCGCCGTCGTTCCCTAATCTAAAGTATGCAGTAGTGCATTTATCACGACTTTTCGGAGTTGATGAGGATAGAGTACACGTTTCAGGCTATAACGACTATACGAATTGGAACTTAGACACCGTAGCTGAAAGTAACGAAAGCAATGCGTGGAGCAGTGCCTCACAAACCAACACAAAAGCAGGCGGTAACTTTACAGGTATAACAGTGTATGACAACCACGTTGTTTGCTTTAAACGTGACTTTATGCACGAAATATACAACAGTAAAAATCCGTTCAGATTGGTTGACGTGTATGCGGAGGGGTCTATTGACAACAGGAGCATACAAGAGGTAAACGGCAAACTGATATTTGCGTCAGATGATGAAATCAAGGTGTATACAGGCTCACAACCGCGTGAGATTGGCTATAATCTTGGAATTGACGAGTTCAAAAGTGCCGTTTCGGGTAGTGACGGAAGAAACTATTACTTGTATTGTACAGACAGACAAGGCGAAATGTATCTGTTTGTGTATGACACAATGGTCGGTCAATGGTCGCAACAAGTGATTAATAGTGAAGTATTAGGCTTTGCACATAACAAAAACGGTATGTATATGTTATGCAAAGACGGTGTTGTATACAAAATGGATACGAACAAATATACGGACGATTGGAGCTGTGAAACGGACTTATCAACCATACTGACATCATCATCTTCAAGCACATATCAGACAGTAAATATCAAACATATAGCAAAATTTCAAATGCTTGCGTATATTGAGGGGCGTTTCAAGGTGTATGCACTGTACGACAATGAAGAATTTAATCCTGAAACATCGCAGTTGCTATATGACAGTAACGGTCGGAAAGGTATGCAAGCAATACGCTTAAAACCACGAATGACCGCTAATTATGGCTACAAGTTACATTTTGAGGGACACGGCTATGTACGTTTCTATGAAATGGAACTCGGTATTACTCCAGGAGGTGAGTTATTTGTATCATCAAGATGATATTAACAATATGAATTACAAACAGCTTAGAGAAACGGTATCGGAATTAAACGACAATTACGTTAAGCTGAAAAGGACATTAGAGGACGCTTTAGACAACATAGACGAAAGCAACCTCGCAACCACTTTGCGAAAAAAATTAAACGGCTATGATACTCAATTCAGTGTAACGGCTGAAAAGATAGAAAGCAAAGTATCGTATGAGGACTTAGAAAACAGTCTAAATCAATATTCAACCGTATCGCAAACGGCACAAGCTATTGAAATGTCAGTAGTATCAAGTCAAGAATACACGGATAATTCAGTAGAAACATTATCTTCAACGTTCACTATGACTGCCGACGGAATATCTACAAGGGTTTCAAAGCTAAAGAAAGGTGTGGAAACACAATTCAATCAAACAGCAGAAAAGATTGAATCACTTGCATTTGAAAAAATGAATACATCAGAGGCTATTACGGTAAAAGAAAAACCGTCCGCAAGCGATAAAACGTTGGATAAAGAAAAACTCTACAAGTATAACAACAAATATTATTATTTCAATGATATTTTACAAGATTGGTTAGAGTATGACGAAAAAAACGGCATTAATTCTGCATTCACTCAAATATCAGGCGGATTTATATTGAACGGTTGCGTAAAGGTGAGCGGTGACCTTATAACAGAGGGAACGATAACAGGTACAGATATAGTTGGAGCGAAATTTTATAATGAGGATAAAAGGGCGTATGTGACTATTGGTAATTCAAGTGGTAATTATGGTGATTTGACATTGAAGCGAGTATCGAATGGCAAAGGACAAGAAGTTTTTCAGATTTACGATACGGGTGTTGGTATTGCTATAAAAGCTGTAGGAACGTCTTTTATAGGTTCGACTGGAAGTAAGACATACCCCAAAGGCACTTGGGATTTTTCGAAATGTACGGTAATAGGTTTACCGACAAGTACAAGTTAAGGAGGAAAATATATGTTATTTAGAATAGGTGATAACGTCGCAGTGACGTGTAAAAACCCAAACGAAACACTGTTGTTTATAAACAGAGTACCAACAGCTTGGTTATTCTCGATAGATATAGAGATATGTCAAAAGGTAAAGAGAATAATTGTTGAAGAACAAAATCTTAAAGATATAAAAATTGAATATGAAACTGAAGATTGTACGATTGGCAGAGGAGTTGTTGATTTGCCTATGGACAGTCTGCACAGCTTTACTATCGACTATGCAAGCGGTATGGCGCACGTTGAGTTCAAAAGGGGGATAAATAATAATGTATAACAAACCAACAAATGCAGAAGAAATGGAAGAATTCGAACGAATGACAACCGGCTTCGATTATGTATATGAAGATACAGTCGGAGCGGGAAAGATAATATATCTTAAAATGCCTGTTGTATCGGCAAATAAGAGAGGTGTGAACGATATAGGGTGGCAATGTGACGGTGACGACGTTGCTTTATATGCCACTATGTCAAGAAAACCACGCGAGACTGAACTATGGTCGGAAGTCAAAGAAAACTATGTTGTAAATAAGACTGTATCGGCGTTGAAGTTTGAAAACAAGGACACAAAGCCTTGTAATCTATGTGTAAGGGTGCGTTTAAATTAATGGGGGTGATTAAATGAAGGGTAATGTATGTTATCAAAAGACAGACTTCGGCTCTGAAACACCTGACTTGCTTAATAAATACGTTCTGAAAATAACTCAAATAGCAGGAATATCACTCAAAAAAGATATTTCAAGAGAGAGTTTAAGGCTTGCTTTAAGCGTTCCTACACTTGTATCGCAACTTGTTAATGATAAAGAGTACATAACCAAATCTGAAATTGAGATTATACAAAAATCTCTTGAAGATATGGATAGCGTGTTAAACGGCAAGATTGACGATACAAACGCAAAACTTGATGATGAAATAAACGCAAGGGAAATGCTTGAAAATGTGGTGAATACACTGCAAACACTGGCTCACAAGCACAGTAACAAGAATGTACTTGATACTATCACAGAAGATAGAGTAGCAATATGGGACAAAGTGAAAGACCTTGATAAATACTTTGACTATATTGATTTTAAGGCTTTTGTCGAAGAAATAGTATATGCATATACAAACGAACTTCAAAATCTGTACACAGCAATCGGCATTACATCATACGACGGTGGTGTATTCGGTATGGAACAGTTAGGAACAGAGCTTGACGGCGGTAACTTTGACAGTGAACCCGAAAACAGTTTTGATTGCGGTGATTTTAACCCGCTTGAACTGTCTGCACAAGTAACATCGGTCATTGATTGTGGAACGTATTAAGGAAAGGAGGATTGATAGAATGGCAACAAGATTTATAGCAAAGCACGGTTTGAAAAGCAATATAAATAGATTAACACTTTCGGAAGGCGAAATAGCTATTGCATATAGTGATGACAAATCAGAGGCTGAAATATATGTAGGTGGAAACGACAATACACCAATCCCCGCAGCAGGTGCGTCGATGAAAACAAAAAACCAAATATTTGTCGTGTGCGACGGCGACCACGACGAATTAAAGTTACAAGCGGCAATAAGCACCGCACCATACAATAGTGTTATCTATCCTGTAGGTGAATTGTGCGTTATCACAAATGCAAATATGATGTCGGGTTATGGAATGACTGGAACCAATAACGGCGTGGCAATTCCGTTAAAGGGCGGTATGACGTTAGACGGTTCAATGTGCGATACAATTATGTTCAAAAACACAAATCCTGTCGCAAAACAATATGTTTTTCATCTGCCGGAAGGCGCTAAAATACAAAATGTAAAATTTACAGAGGACACGGACACAGTAACGGCGGACACAGTAAATCCGACAGTATTATCAGCGCAAAGTAGTTCACAGATAATATCCTGTACATTCTACGATATATTTAGTACACATCAATTCGGTGTATCAACGTTTGAAATGAACGGTGTGCTATTTGTAGATAATATCATAGATACGTTCGCAGGCGCACCGGCAAATAATTTGACAAATGAAATAAAAATCACAGGCAATTCGTTTGTTATGGGTAACAAATTTTTGAATTTCACGCAAAAAGAACAATCGTTAGGATATATGCTACAGGCGTCAACCGTTATATTTGTAAACAATTATATGTCCGGTTTTACAAATTGCAGTATTGATATAGACAAAAAAATAGTAGGCAATATATTTAAAACATTTACTGATTGCAGTATCGATATAAATGGCGAAATTTCGGACAATGAATTTGCAGCAATTACACAGAACACAAAAACACCGTTTATATACACCAAGGGGATTACATTAATCAGCGGAAACAGAATGCCTGTTATAAAAATTAATTCCGAATATATCGATTTTATCGAATGCGGAAATTATGCCGTTATATGCGGAAATTATATGCACATTTCCGCCGGTCCTGCGGCGGGACAATGTAATCTAATATCAGCCGGCAGTAAGACGTTAATAGCAGATAATATATTTAGAACAACGGCGTCTGTAACGGCAAATGCAGATTTTTCAATTATTTATGGTGACGAAAAAACAGTAGTCAAAAATAACGTAACAAATGCCGTATCAATCGGAACGTTCGGCGATACGTGCGTTGTTGACGGTAATGTGACAGGGTGGTGATATTATGTATAAATTTTATATGAAAAACGGAACAGCGTATTTCTATGAACACGGTGTTGAAATGGACGGCACAGTGTATGGAATACATACCGACAGGGATATATTGCGTATAAAACGTAGGATTGTCAATGATAAATTCGCCGAAACTGACGACAATTTCGATATGGACACAGAAATTGCAAAAATTCAGCATACAGACATCACATTTGAACAGCCTACGGCAGAACAGTTGGAGCAGATACAGGCGAAAACATTTGACAGTATGTCGGAATTAAAACAGCACGTTCAGTCTGTTATGAACGGTGACGAAACAATGTCACAGGACGAAATCAACGCAATGTTGATGTTGCAGATTGCGGAATTGAAAGCAGGTGTTGACGGTGAATAAAACATTGATACGTAAATACTATCAAATGGGCATTTACAAAGAGAAACACCTTGACATATTCGTCAAGTCGGGAGATATAACAGAGCAAGACAAAAAAGAAATTATGGAGGGTTAAAAAATGGCTAATAAAATTCAATTTAGACGTGGACTGAGAAAGTTACTACCAACATTGTCGTTCGCTGAGCCGGCATACACAAGTGATACAAACGAGTTTTTTATCGGCACAGGCAAAGGCAATGTAAATATGAACGGTAGCTTGTGGTATACAGGCACAGCTTTAAGCGGTACGTCTGAAAACATCAACTATACATATGCGGATTGTCCTCTTGTTAAAGTGGGTGATGTGTACCTTAATACCGATTATGGCTATATCTATCAGTCTACTACAGCAGGTAGCGGTGAAGACGTAAAGTGGCAATACAAAGGTACGATAAGAGGACCACAAGGCATACAAGGTGTTAAGGGCGACACAGGAGAACAAGGTCCGCAAGGATTGAAAGGTGATACAGGTGCAAAGGGCGACAAAGGCGACAAGGGCGAAAAAGGTGAAACAGGAACACTTGGAAGTAATTCAGTGAAAACCGTGCATATTGCAGATGAGGCTATTACAAGAAGCAAACTTGCAGGAGATGTTTATGATTGGATAAATAGCGGTGAATATTCCGAATCTGAATGGAATTTTGACCAAACCATAAAAAATCTAATAAAAATAGGAGCAATAAACATACCGATTTTGGAATGTTATCCTGCAGAAAATATAGGGGCGAAGATAAACACAGTAGCTAAAGTAGGTGACTTGTTTATCATAAAAAATGTGGTTGCAGACCCGGATACAGAAGCAATAGAACAAATTCGCTATAATGATGATTTAGGTTCTGTTTTTGTTTTCAACGGAAGTATACAAAAAGGATATTGTGGAGTTTGTAGAGTTACTAAAGCCTTAAAAATAATAGATGTGGGAGAATATGAAAGCGGAGAGGTTAAACTGCTATTCACATTCAAACAAGGTGGAGAAGAAGTAGTAATACGCGAGGAGGATAAATAAATGAACATTTGGGAAACAATCAATATATTTTGGGTTACATTGGCGTGTAATCTATTCGTTAAAACCGTATTTATTGCGGTTATGTTAGATACAGTTTTGGGGCTACTAAGGGCAATCAAAGAAAAAAAGTTCAACAGTTGCTTTGGCATAGACGGAGCAATAAGAAAAATCGCAATGATTATATCGGTCGTATTTTTGGCGGTATTGGACAAGCTGATAGGCTTTAATATGCTACCGTTTGTGCCGGAAGAAGTGCTTAAATATATAGGCATTACGCAAGTGGGCATATGTGAGTTTTTCTGCTTGCTGTACATAATGTACGAAAGTATTTCAATACTGAAAAATATGTGCTTGTGCGGTCTGCCGATACCGAGCAAATTACGAAACGGTATTGAAAAATGGCTTGATACAATGACATCGGAACTTGATGGGAAGAAAGGGGAATAACTATGACACTACAAGATACTGTTGCACTGATGAACAGTGCAGATTACAAGGAACGTTTCAAGGCAGAATATTATCAATTAGCCAATAGATTCAAAGGGTTAAAGAAAATGTTGGAGGAATGGGACAGGGGAAAACTAAAATTTTCCCCAACGTGTCCACGCAGTACATATAACATACAACTAAACGCAATGGCTGACTATTTGGCAATTTTAGAGGCGCGAGCAGTAATGGAAGATATTGAATTGAAAGAGGTGTAGGAAATATGAGAATAGGAATAAATTGCGGACACACTGTAAGCGGTACTGTCGGTTGCGGTGCTGTCGGCTACATAGATGAGAGCGTAGAGGCACGGAAAGTTGGCTATGCACTTGAAGATTTACTAAAAAAGGCAGGGCATACAGTACACGACTGCACAAATGATTATGCACCGACAGTAAGTTCAAATCTAAGACAGATAGTTGATATGGCAAATTCACAGTCACTTGACTTGTTTGTATCAATTCACTTTAACAGTGGCGGTGGGCAAGGTACAGAGGTGTGGACTTACGGTGGTAAAAAGTTTGATGAGGCAACAAATACTTGTAAGGCGATAAGTGAATTAGGTTTTAAAAACAGAGGTATTAAAGACGGCTCTAAGTTGTATGTGGTACATCGCAGTGACGCGAAAGCTATGCTTGTTGAAGTGTGTTTTGTAGATACAGAGGACGCAAATAAATACAAGAAAATCGGTGCGACAGAGTTTGCAAAGGCGATTTTTAAAGGAATTACAGGACAAGTGACAAAGGATAAAACAAACAAGGAGGAATTGAATATGACACAATATGAGGAACTACTTAGCAAAATTAATGAGTTGGACAAGAAAAAGGCAGATAAATCAGAAATGATTTACGATTGCATTGACAGTAATATGCCCGAATGGGCGCATAAGCCTGTTCAGTGGTGTTTGGATAACGGTATTGTATCAGGCGCAGACGACGCGCACCTTAATCTAAACAATACAAAATTGTGGGTATGTGTTGTTGTATATCGTGCAGTTAAATTTGTTGCAGGACTTATGAAAATCAAGATTTGATAAGGAGTAAATGACTATGGGTTTGGCAGATACAATAAGAAATAAGGTAAACAGCCTTTTTAATTTCGATTCACAACAACAGAGTAATCAATTAAAAAACAAAATTGATACATTGTACGGAAAGCAAAATACAGCAACGGCACCGAACATAAATTCCTTTAACCCGTTCATCAGCAAAAGAGACGGACAGGTTATAAATAAAATGGCTGATTATAAGCCGATTGTAAACAGTAGTGCGACAAGCGATAAGGTTAGAGAATGGATAACACAAGCAACAGGTATTCAACCAACAAACACAATGTCAAATTCATCAAATTCTACTCAAAATGAAAATAGTACCGCTCTTAGCAGTGGTACTATTAATTCAAACGGTGATGATAATGTTGGTTTTAACGGAAATCTTGACAGCTCGTCGCTTGGAAGTCTTGACGTAGCAACGCAACTTCCGAAACTGTCAACAGCACAAATAGCCGAAATCATTAAAAAGCACTTTAACCGCAGTTCAGTCATATCAACAAGTGACGCAGAGGGTATATACAATGCTCAAAAAACAACAGGTATGAGCGCTTTGGCAATACTCGGTATCGGAGCTTTGGAAAGCGGTTGGGGTACTTCAAACATAGCTAAGAAAACCAATAATATTTGGGGTTACGGTGCTACAAATGTTAATCCTGAGGGCAACGCCCATAGATACGGTCAGATGTCACAAGGTGCTACTCAATTTGCGACTGAATTTATGAAAACATACTACAATGGGTATGGTGCAAAGTCAATTAATTCAGCAGGTACAGGTAACAATCCGAAAGGAATGGGGTATGCATACACAGACGGCGGAGCAATAGATAGCAGTTGGGCGACACAGGTAAGTTCTATTATGGGAAAACTATACAACACAGCTAAGGGTGTAAGCGGTTCAAATACAAGTAATTCATCAAGTAATTCATCAAGAAGTTATCTAAACAGATTGAGTTATGCGAATAATTCAAGCACTTCGTCAGGCGGTTCTTCCAAAGGACGACAGATTGTTGCGGCGGCAAAGCAGTATTTGGGAACACCGTATGTATACGGCGGTACTTCGTCAAGTGGCGTTGATTGTAGCGGTCTTGTACAACTCGCGGCGAAAGCAAGCGGTATTGATATACCACGAACAACATACGACCAAATAAATGTAGGGCAAGCCGTAAGCAAGAATAACTTGCAAGAGGGCGACCTTGTATTTTTCAGAGGTTCGGGCGGTAGTACGTCAGCTCCGGGACACGTCGGAATTTATATAGGTAACGGACAGTACATACAGGCACCAAAGACAGGTGATGTCGTTAAAATCAGCAATTTATCAGGACGTAGCGACTATGTCGGTGCAAGAAGAATAGCATAAGGAGGTAAAACGAATGGCATATAATACGCAAGACGCCGTAAATACAATATTACGGCTAAAAGGTAATTGGCTTAATGCAAATGCAGAGGGCGATACAAAGAAAACGGCACAAATAGCAAACGAGGCACAAAACTATTACGGACAAATGCGTGAAAATGGCGACACAAAGCTTGCTGACACGCTTTATAACAGTGGATATGACGCGTCAAAGAAGTATGTTAATGACTACTTTGCACAGAGCGGTAAAAGTGCGATTAGACCGTATTTTTACGGTTTAGGCTCAAAGTACGGTTTAAGTCGAAGCGATATAGACAATGCACTTCAATATAACGATACGACAGGTGAGGTTAGCTTAGGTGGTAAAAACATAGGCAAGCCGTCGGCAGTAGGTTCAAATGGGGTATCTTATTGGGATAACAGTACGCTTGATAATGCTTTTAAAAACTATGTTCAAGACACAGGCAAAAGTCAAACCACATCAAGCCTTGTAGGTCAACAGCAAAGTAATCTATTCGACCATTATAACGACTTGATGAAAACAAATACACAAGATTATAACGACTATATGAACTTGGTTAAAGCTAATCCTTTGTCTACCGATGAGGCAAAAGCAATACTTGGTAAATATAATCTATCAGCTATACAGGGAAGAAATAATCAGCTTGCTTTAGGTACAGCCTCAAACGGCGGTAATGTTGACAGTTACAGTGCCGCAAACGCAATGCGACAGCAAGCGGCGCTATACTCACAGGCGCAACAGAATGTATTAGACGCGTATAATGCAAAGGTGCAAAACGCTTATAATTCAACACAAAAAATTGAACAGGCGCGAAAAATCCTATCCGATATGGGTGTTCAAATCGACAATGCGTTCAACAGAGACGAAACAGCAAAGAATAACGAAGTACAAAGAAATGAAACTGTACTTAACGGTAAAGTATCACGTGACGCAACAACAGCACAAGTTACAGGTCAAATTCCTAAGGGTATGCTATATTCTTCAAATCCATTCTTTGATGATAACGGCAATCCGATAGAAGATATTGACTATAAAAAGGTAATCGAACAAGCTATCGCAAGAGGCGATACACAGACAGCACAGGCGGCGAGAGTTGCAAGGGGCGTAAAAATTTGGAACAACTACAGTAAATACGGTCAATATGATGACGGTGATTACGGTGTTCCGAATACGCAAACAGAG